TTCCCACGTCCACCTGGGCCTTCGTAGACCCGCTACCGGCGAGCAGAGGCGCCAGCTCATCCATTCGGACGGGAGGGCCTGGGTTCCTGACTGAGGTGGTGGAGGGGCAGTACTATGATATCCCTGCTTCTTTTCGTATTCGTTGACGTGGTGCTTGGAGGCGCGATGGTTCTTCGCCTCCGTCGCGAACTCGCCGACCTTCGCTCCGAGGTGCAGGATCTCCGCGACCAACTTGCTGAGCGAGACCAGGAACTTGAGCCGTGCATCGGCTTCATGATCTATCAGCCGGACGAATACGAGTCGGGCGTGTGCCGTAAGGGGAGACGATGATCGCCTTCGGGGGATAGGGCGAGGAGGCACGAGCTTTGAGCGAGATTCTCGACATCATCCGTGAGTGGAACATCATCCTCCTCGGGATGGTGGCCTACTTCACGAACCGTCTCATCAAAATCCAGGACAAGCACTCGGAACTCCTGGCGAAGCATGACAAACGCCTCGCCGTGGCCGAGAAGCGCCTCGACTACGTGGAGGAGGTCTTGATCAAATGACCCCTGGGCTTGACAGGACGATGTTTAGGAAGGCAATGTATTAAATGAACTTCACAAGGAGTGTGGCACGTGGACATCTTCGACCCCAGCACCTTCGTCGAGGTTCTCGGTCGGCTCTGGAATCTCCCCGGCGCAGTCGGACCAATCCTGACAGTCGCCGCAGCGACCGTGTTCCTCGTGAACCTCGCTCGGAAGCAGCTCACCGAGTGGATTCCCTGGCTCGCCACCCGCCGAGGCGCCCTCACCCTCGTCGGCATCTTCGCCGCCGTGGGAACCGCCGTGACGGCTGCCCTCGAAGGTGAGACCTCCCTCCTCCAGCTCGCCGTCCAGGCCCTCGCGGCTGCGCTTACCGCCGTGGGGATGCACTCCTCCACGAAGGCGGCGAAGATGGGAGGCGTCGCCGCCGATGTGAAGCCTCACTCGGACCAGCTTGAACTCCCCTTCGAGGATCGGTGACCGCAGCACTCATCATCGTCGCCCTCGCAGGTGTCGTGGCGTTCGTCGTGCAGGAGGTACGCCTCCGCGCCTTGATGGCGGCGAACGCCACGCTCGAAGCCGAGCTTCGAGCGGAGAAGAATCGGAGTTCGGTTCTCTCCCAGGACCTAAAGCTCGCCACAGAACTTGTGAGGACACTTCGTGAGGAGGCTCAAAGACATCTGGAAGCTATCCGCGCTTGCGACGACCCTAGCGCTATTCGGGATCTCGCTGACAAGCTGCTCAACGACCCATGGTTCGGTACGCACCCCCGACCCAAGTCCGATTGAGCTTCCCGAGATCCCCCACTGGACTCCGCTAGGTGATACGTCCTGCTTGGACGATATGTTCCTCGTCTGCCTCGACGTAGAGCAGACCCGCATCCTAAATGACAACCTCCTTCGTCTCATTTCGTGGGCTAGGCAATGCAAGGAGGTTGCACGGTGAGTAAGAAGCCGAAGAATAGCGACGATCGTCCAAAGACCAGGGTGGGAAACAAGGGTAGTAGCTATTGGGAAGACCTCCCAATCATGGCACGGCTTACGGATAAGCAGCGTAAGTTCGTGGAAGAGTTCAACGGGAATGCTACCCAGGCCGCAGCCGCCGCTGGGTATGCGAACCCAGCAGTGTCTGCTGCGCAACTTCTGAAGATGGATATTATTCGCGAGGCCATCAAGATGAAGGCCGAGCTGGAGGAGAGGGCGCTTCAGGAAGTCACCAAGGAGGCTGTTAAGAAGCGTAGGGTGTTGACCCGCCTCGAACTCCAAGAGTTTTGGTCTCTCACGGTTCTCGACGAGAGCCTGGACATGACGCACCGACTTCGTGCGGCGGAAGCCTTGGCCAAGAGCAAGGCGATGTTCATCGACCGCATGGATGTGACGAGCAAGGGGAAGTCCCTTGCGGAACTCATCATCGAGAGTATAAAATCCGCGAAGCAGAACGACCCCGAGCCGAAGACTATCGACGTTGAGGTCGTGGACGCGGAGTTCACTGATAAGAAGGTGTTGCCAGAGTGAGCGACATCCTTGCCCAAAAGCAACTCGCGAAGTGGCGCGAGGACCCGGCGCAGATGATTCGGGACCTCTTCGACACCGAGCTCGACGACTGGCAAAAAGACGTCTGCGACGCTTTTCCAAAGCATCAACGCATCGCCATGCAGGCTTGTAAGGGGCCGGGGAAGACCGCCGTGATGGCGATGCTCATTTGGAACTTCCTCCTCACCAGGCCACACCCGAAGGTCGTCTGTACCTCCATCACCGGTGCTAACCTGCAAGACGGCCTGTGGGCGGAGCTTTCGAAGTGGCAGAAGAGGTCGAAGCTCCTCTCCGAAGCGTTCGAGTGGCAGAAGGAGCGGATCTTCCTCAAGGAGCACCCGGAGACGTGGTTCGCCTCCGCCCGCACCTGGCCTAAGGACGGCAACGCCGAGCAGCAGGCGAACACCCTGGCGGGTATCCACGCGGACTACGTGCTCTTTGTCCTCGACGAGGTGGGCGGCATCCCCGACGCGGTGATGGTGGCCGCCGAGGCGGCGCTGTCCTCCGGCATCGAGACGAAGATCCTCATGGCGGGAAACCCCACCCACAGGTCGGGCCCGCTCTACCGCGCCGTCACCACCGAGCGGCACCTTTGGTACGTCAAGGAGATCACAGGGGACCCGGACGACCCGAAGCGTGCCAAGCGCATCGACCCGAACTGGGCCCGGGCGCAGATCGAGAAGTACGGCGCCGATAACCCTTGGGTCCTCGTCAACGTCTTCGGGAAGTTCCCTCCATCCTCTGAAAACACCCTCGTCTCCCCCCACGACGTGGAGGTGGCGCAACGGAGAAACCCGCCTCCCGACTCCTACGCGGATGCGCCCGTCGTCCTTGGTATCGACGTGGCGAGGTACGGAATGGACCGGACTGTGTTTACGGTGCGTGAAGGTCCAATCTGCTACGAGCAGGAGGTCCGCCGGGGCTGGGACACGATGCAGACCGTGGGGTACGCGGTGCATCTCATCAACAAGCATCGGCCTGACGCGGTGTTCGTGGACGAGGTGGGGGTGGGCGCTGCCGTCGTGGACCGGTTGCGTGAGCTTGGGTACCCAGTTATTGGTGTGAATGCGTCCCATGCTTCGCCAGACGAGAGGTACTACAACCTCCGCGCGTACATGTGGGCGAAGATGGCGGAATGGGTGAAGACCGTCGGGTGCCTCCCGACCGAGGCCCGAGACCTGGCGCGCGAACTCACCTCGGTGCCCTACGAGTTCGCGTCCAACGGGAAAATGAAGATCAAAAGCAAGGAGGAGTTGAAAAAGGATGGTGTTCCTTCTCCCGACCTTGCCGACTCGCTGGCGCTTACGTTTGCGTACCCTGTGGCTCCGAAAGCGAGGTGGAGGAACAACGCTGAGTTGACACAGCGCGTGTTCACCGAATACAATCCGTTTCCAGAGGTGTGACACATGGGAAGCGATAACTCGGATCTCGACGCACTGCGTAAGGAGAACGAAAGGCTTCGGGCGCAGCTCGAACGCAGCCGCGAGCTTCCCCAGGACATGCTCCGTCGCCTCCTCTCGGCCGAACGGGCGCGGATGGCGATGGGTCGTACTCGCAAGAGTACGTTCACCGCTCCAGGAATTAGCTCCATGGAGTCCATGTTGCGGGAGTATTGATGGCGACGCCGAATCTAACCCTCAGACAGCGCTACCTGTCGCGGTACAAGAGCCTGCGTCTTGAGCGCTCGTCCTTTGAGCCGGTTTGGCAAAGTATCGCCAATCACATCCTCCCGTATCGCCTTCGTTTCCACAGCACGGAGACGAACAAGGCCCACCGCCACAACCCGAACCTAATCAATGGCTCCGCCATCCATGCCCTGAACATCACCACGGCGGGGATTATGGAGGGCGCTTCCTCTCCTGCGAGGCCCTGGTTTCGACTTGGGCCGGTGGACCCTGGTCTTCTCACGTACCGACCGGCGCAGAAGTACTTCAGCGATTGTGAAGAGATCATGCGGGAGTACCTCGGTCGGTCGAACTGGTACAACGCTGCCCATTCGGCCTACCGCGAGCTTTGCGCATTTGGCACTTCCTGCATGTACATGGAGGAGGACATGCAGGACGGGCTCCGGGCCTACTCGTTCCCTCTCGGTAGGTACTGCTTGGCTCTCGACGCGACCCTCCGAGTAGATACGGTCTACCGCGAAACCTCGATGACGGTGTGGCAGCTCGTCCAGGCGTTCGGCCTCGACCGGGTGAGCCATCATGTGAAGAATCTCTACCAGAACGGTCGGTACGATGAGCGAGTCGACGTGCTTCACATCATCGAGCCGAACGACATGTACCACCCCGGTCGCCTAGGGCCCGAGGGTTTCCCGTACCGTTCGGTGTGGCTGGAGCTTAAGTGCGACGACGATCAGCCGCCGCTTCGGGTGAGTGGGTACTACGAGTTCCCGGTGCTCGCGCCCCGGTGGGACGTTCTCGGCGAGGACAGCTACGGCATCGGTCCGGGCTGGGTGGCGCTCGGGGACGCCAAGGCGCTCCAGCAGTACGAGCGGCGGAAGGCGATGCTAATCGACAAGCTCACGGCCCCTCCCACGGCGTGGCCGTCGAGTGCGATGAACCGCCCGATCTCGATGCTCCCCAACGGCATCACCTTTATCGACTCCTACAGCGCCGGGCAGAAGGCGTACCCCATCCACGAGATCCCGCCCCAGGGCATCGTGGCGGTGAGTGAGTCGATTCAGGAGCACATGAACCGAATTGCCGACGCGCTCTATGCTCGGCTCTGGCTCACCATCATCACTTCGAGCGACACCACCGAGCGCACGGCGAAGGAGATCGCCGCCCGCGAGGAGGAGAAGCTCCTCCAGCTTGGGCCGATGATTACCCGGCTCCATAACGAGTTCCTAAAGCCTGCGGTGCTCAACACCTACTTCATCCTCAATCGCATCGGCGCTCTTCCCAGGCCGCCACGGGAGCTTGAGGGGATGGAGATGAAGGTGGACTTCATCTCTACCCTCACCCAAGCGCAGAAGCTCATCGGGGCCATCTCCATCGAGCGAGGACTTGCGTTCGTCGGCCAGATGCAGCCGGTGCTTCCGGGGATCGTGGACAACGTGGACGGCGACGTCGCTCTTCGTCGGTACTTCGAAGCGGTGGGTGTGCCGCCCGACATGCTCAAGCCCGAGGAGCAGGTTGCTCAGGAGCGGCAGATCCAGGCTGAGCAGCAGCTCCAGATGCAGCAGA